TCGACTAGTCTCTGCAATCCCACTTCGTCAAGAAATGCCACATCTACACCCCCTTACGAGAACAGCGCGTCTATCGCGCTAGTTGCGATTGATTCCGTTGCAGCCTGAACGAAAGCTGTCGTAGCGATCTGGGTGGTATTGGTTCCCGCTGCCGCGGTCGGTGCTGTCGGCGTTCCCGTGAGCGCGGGTGAAGCAAGCGGGGCTTTCGCCGCAAGCGCGGTGTTCACCACTTTGTTCTGCACGGGATTGGTGCTGCTCGAAGATAGAGCCGAGTCCACTGTGGTCACGGTGTCCTGCGCGGGGATCCCCAAAGCGGTAATGTCGGCTTTGGTCACGGCGGTAGCTGCGCTAACGTGACCCAATGCGTCTACCGTCACCTTGTACAGACCGCTGTTCTTTGCGGTGTGGGACGGGTGCGTGTAAACCGTGTCGGTTGCCGCGATGGAGAACGAGTCCCCGCTGGCGTTCGGCGTGAGCGTGACGTTGCTTCCCGCCGTGATGGTGAGCGTGTCGCTTTCCTGATCTGCTTCGATTGTGGCTCCCGCCACCGTCACCTTCGCAAACGCGTTTTGGTTCGGCTCGCCGCCCGTCTCCGTAAGTTCCTCGATCTTGCTGTACATTTCAGCCGACATAAGGCCGTCTGTCGTTGAGGACGCGTTAGGATAAGTCTTTTCGTCACCCCATGCAGCCGTTCCGCTTGCGCTCCACCGCAGTATCTGCCCCGACGAGCCGCCTGACGGGACGTGCTTGTTCCCCGCCGTCGTGGGGTGGGTGTAGGCGTTTGCCCCTGCCGCCACGCCGTCCAGCTTTGCCTTGTCTGCGGCAGACATTAAACCTGCGGCACTTGCCGTTGCTTCGGAATACGTTGTTCCGAGCGCGTCCCACGCCGAGCCGTCCCATGCGTAGTTCATGCCCGTTGCGGTGACGTTCCAGACGTCTCCGACCGTGTTGCCGGTTGAGGGCAGTGAGTCCACGGTGTCCTTCGACCCCTTGAACTTGTACGCGCTTGCCACGCTGCTGCCGACGAGCGTGTTCACGTAGGAAGTCGTTGCATAGGTTGATGCGTTCTGAAGGTCCTGCTTCTCCTTGAAGTACGTCAGGCCCTCTAAGTCTAGGTATTCTTTTGTTGCCATCGGCTACTCCTCCTCGTAGATGCTGTCGATTTGATCGTCGGTTATGCGGACGATCGTGTTGGTGAACGGGATGCTCTGCCATATAGTCGTTACCTGCGAGGTCGTCATCGCCTCGGCTGCCTCCCCCTCGTCTCCGCCGCCGAGGTCGCCGCCCAAGCGACCGATCGCCATGTAAACGCCGTCTGATCTCAGAACGACAGCCACCCTATCGCCGACCATCGCCGTGCAGTAAGGCACGCATGCAATCGGCGTTTCGGGTGCTTCGTCAAGCGCGACGAGGTATGTGCCGTCCGAGTTGACGATTCTCACCGTTCCGTCTTTATGACGGTCTGGCTTCTTGTCCTTCTCCACTGGGGTGATACGCAGGGAGCTGGCTGCTGCCTTGATTAGCATTTGGTCTGACACTAAGCGTTCACCTCCCATAGGATTTCACACTCGACCTCGACTTTGAGGTCGTGGTGGATGAAGTTTCTGATTTCGATGTCGGTATCTCCTGCGGGGTTCGCGGTGATCCCCATGTCGGTGATGCACCCGCGCCATACCTTGTCGGAGTAATCCACGCCCACTGCGTCGTTGATGTTGACCGGAACGTAGAACGTGCTGAACTTGGCCTTGTTGATTTCCGATGACTTGGATTTGATGCGGCTGATGGCAATGGCCTTCAGGTTCTCGATCATTTCCTGAACGGTGCTGCCTTCAAGTTCCTCGATGGTTTCCGACTCGCCCTTCTCGCGCCATCCCCTGCTCGGCAGCGATGCTCTGCTGTTAGGGTCTACGTTTCGCGCAGTCGCCGAAAGAGATACGGTGTCGGATGAGTAGTTCACCGTGTAGACGTTCGGGATGGAACGCCAGTCGTTCTCCTCGACCACGCCGAACCCCAGGGTGGACTCGTTATCGTTTCGGAACACCCAAACGAGCGGCCTTTCGGTTGGCTCGACGTAGCGCGTCATCTGAACCACGCCGAACGCATCGTCATAAGCCGAAGCGTATCCGGCAGCGTCAAGAAGCCAGTTGACCACCGTGAGCCACGAGTCTGTTGGCTCGAACGGCTTATCGTTCTTCGTGACGTAGTTGGAGGATGGGGAGTTGGTTCGCAACCCCGCACCCTCCACGATTTCGACCGCCCTAGCAATGGCGTTCGTGCCAGCGGGTATGACCACGGTCTTTCGGCACTTCATATCGGAAAGCACCTTCAGCACCGAGTAGGCTTTGAGCGTGCCGCTCTGCGCGGTCGTTCCGTTCGCGAGGGATCGGAACTCGGGCGACTCAGCCTCGACCTGAACCGTTGCTACCGGGTGCATCACGTGCTCGCCGTTCTCGTCGGTGAACTCGTAGTATGCGATGAGCAGGTCAACCTCATCTGGTGCCGATTCGTCATAGGAAATGGAGCCGCCCGTTTTCAGCGAGTCGTTCATCGACTTGTCGAACGACGCGCCGTCGACCTGATCGTACTGCTCCATCTCCTCCCATGTCTCCCACGACACGCGGCGGTAAATCCATCCGGATTCGTAGCGGGGGCCTTTCCAGTTGGGCATTACAAAGCACCTCCCCTGACGCGGGAGATGGATACCTTCACGTCTGCGGAGTCGTCGCCGTACTCGTAGGAGTCGGTGATGTCGGCTTCGGCGTGGCAGTGGAACACCTCGCCCTTCAGCCCCTTGTAAACCTTGCCACCGGATGCGAGGGTCATATCATCGAACGCATCGGCCTCCTCCTTGGTTTCAACCCATCCGGCGAACTCGACCTTATGGGACTTGTTCTTACCTTGGATAAGAACGGGCCATTCGCTGCCGTCCCTCTCTATCAGCTCGTCCTTCGTGCGGCGAGAAGTTCTGCTGCCAGACGGCTCCCACATGGCCTTCGCCATGCCATCATCGAAGTAGACGAACCACCATGGGCTGTTGACTCGGTTTGCTAACTCTTGCGAGTTTGCTGCGCCAGAATCAGCAAAGCTGCTGACGATGTACTGGTAATCAGTGTTGAGCGGTGCGTACCTGTCAACTACCGCCGCGCCAGCTTGTAATCCATCATCCAAAAGAACTCGCTCGTCTTTCGACTCTCGCCAAATGGAGATGGAAGCGGGCTTCTCGAGCGTTTCGTCCGCTTCGTCCACGTAGACGACCAGCGATGCGTAGCCCGTTTCGGGGTCGTTCTCGATATGAACACCCGCAGGTTGCGGGAGGACGAAGTTAACCGAGATTTCGCGGATAGCGGAGGCCGAAAGCGAGGATGAGGACCGAGCCTGAACCGTCAGCGTGTAGACCTTGCCGTTGTCGGGAAGCCACTCGGTTGCCATGATGTCGCACTCTATGGCTGTTCCCATGTTTCGGGTGTAGACCGTTCTGGTCTCATACGAGATGAGCAGCGTGGCATTGGCGAGAACGCCGCTTGCATCGCCGTACTGAAGCGCAACGTGAATCGGAGTGTTCTCGACTACGAAGCCGTCCGTAGGCTGCGCGAACGCAACAGATGGAGCCTGGTAGACAAAGAACACACGGTTGTCAGACCATGGGCCCCAGTCATCATGTGCGCCCTTCGTGCGGACTCCCCACATAACCTCAGCGTTGACCGCAAAGGTGTTTTCCACCTCCAACTTCTGAGCGTTGCCCTCGATGTCAATGTAATCGTAAGTTGTGCCCTTGTCGGTCGAGAATCGGTATTGCGCCGCCCTCTGGCCTGAGCCGTCAATAGGATTGTGCGCATGCTCGAAGACGATGGTTTCCTGCGCCTTGTTCACGACCATGCCGGAGGCAGGTGCGTTAAGCGTAGGTGCGGCAGGTGCGCAGATGGTGACTACCGCGTTCGATACGGGCGACCAGTCGGAAACCAAATCGCCGCGCTTGTTCCTCGCACGGTAGTAGAACGTGCCGCCGCCCGGCTCGTCCGTCGTTTCGGTTACAGGCGAACCCTCGATGGTTGCCACCGTTTCCCAGGTTTCGCCGTTGGTGGAGCGTTGGATTTCAAGCGCCGTCGCCGTGTTCGCCGCGTTGGCGATTTCCAGCTTTACGGTTGTCTCCGCAAGTCGCGATGCGGTAACGCCAGCAGGAGCGGATGGCGTGTTGTACGTCGTTCCGCTTGTGACGTAATCGGACTCGCCCTCACTGTTCTGCGACCTGATGCGGTAAGCATAGCTGTGGTCGGCAGATGTCGAAGTGTCGTTGTAGCTGGTTGATGTTCCGCTTACGCTTTCGATTTGAGACCATGCTCCGCCATCAACCGAGCGTTCTATCAGGACGGCAGACACAGGCTGAGTGGCACTGGTCGAAGGAGATTCCCACGTCAGCACGTTCTTGTTGTCGGACTCACGGGTGTTTGTCAGGTCGCTCGGCTCGTTGGGTTCGTAGATGGTAATGCCCTCAATCGGAACATAGGTGGTAGCCGACACGTAGTCCGACGTGACGGAGCCGTAGCCGTCGATGACGCAAACTCGCGTTTTGACGGTTACGGGAACGCTTCGTGCCCCGGCTGTCTTGTTGACCGTCACCGTGCCGCTCTTGGAGCAGACCTCCTTCCAACTGCTGGACGAGGAAGTAAGGTAGCCGCTCGTGTAACCGACATAGGAGCCGTCAACGTATCCGTATGCCTCCTGACCGTAGAGCGCCGCCGACTTCTGACGGCATCCGATTTCCCAGCCGATAGTCGCGGTGGTGTCAGTCTCGGATACCAGCCATGCGTCCACGTAGCCGTCCGCAAGGCGGGCGCTTGTGATGTTGATGTTGCTTGTGTACTTTGCCAAGACCTATCACCTCCCGTTTCTCGTATTGGCTTCGTCAATCGCCCTGAACACCTTGTATGCGACGACGTTTGCGATTGCGTCGGGGTCACCCTCCGCATGCACTGTCACATTGACTTCGTTATGGTTGGATACGTTGGACACCGCCTTCTGCACGGCGTTTCCGATAAGTCCGATGAGGTGGCTCTCACCTGCTACGACCTCACGCCCAGCCTCACCAGCGCCGAGAAGTGAGCCGTTGCCGTATCCGAAGATGGTCGGGCTGTCGAGAACCATGGCGCGGTTCATTGCCTTTGCGTACCAGCTAACCGACACGTTCGGGAGCGAACCCATGCCGCCGAATCCCCACGGAGCCTCACCGCCACTGACGCTGAAGTGCGGCAGCTTGATTTGCGGGAGCGACCACGAGAAGTTGAAGAACCCCTTCATCGCGTTGATGGCGTTGCCCACGAAGTCACGCGCCGCGCCGATCTTGCTGGTTATCGCGTTGTAGATGTTGCCGAATGCGTTAAAGACGGCAGTGGCGATGTTCGTGACGGTGCCGCTTATGGCTGCGCCGATTGCCGAGAAGAACTCGCCGCCCTTCTGAGCGGTTCCCTTCAAGCCTTCCCATAGGTCGATCCAGAACTGGCGGAACGACTCGCAGTTGTTCCAAAGAGTGACGAACGTAGTGACGATCAGAATCAATCCAGCCACGACTAACACGACTGGATTTGCCGCCAAGATTGTCATAGCACCGCTTAATGCCGTAATGGCTCCTGTAGCGGCTGCTGTAATCGCGCTGAAGTTAAGGGCGATGGCAAGAATGCCGATGGCAACAGCCGCCGCCGTAGCGATAGGCGCGATGATTTCCAAATGGTCAGCCAGGAACCCGATGCCGTCAGCGGCGAGGGACGTGAAGGCCGCTTGAAGCGGAGCGATCTTCTCCGCAAGCCTCGATTGGCTGTCCATCATCTTCTCGTTGGACTCGTTGACAGCCATGACGGCGGCGTTGTTCTCGATGTAGGAGTCAGCCAGTCCACCGTACGAGCTGTTGAGCGTGTCGATGATCAGCTGCTGACGCTCCTGCTCGGTTGAACATGCTGCCAGCTTCTGGTTGAACTCGTCCTCGCTGATTGACGCCCAGTTCAATGCGTCGGCCAGATTTCCGGTCACGGTTCCGACGGCGGAAGTCTCGTTGATGCTCTCCATGAGGCCGTCCAACGGGATAGAGTCGCCGTACTGCGCCCAGATGCCCGTAGCGGCGTGGACTAGGGTGTTCGTCTGCTCGGTGGAAAGACCCATCGCGCTCATGTTCGCCACGGCGGTGCTGGAAAGCGTCTCATCGGCGGTGATGCCGTAGAGATCGGAGTAGCTGCCCTTCAGGTCGTCAATGGACTGACCGCTCGACTCCGAAATGGCGATCAGCTTGTTCTGCTCGTTGCGGTATTGGCGGGTTGCCTCCTCCAACCCCGCGAGAGCCTGAATGCCGTTGCTCGCGAAGTCTGCGAGCATGTTTCCAGCGGCGATGTCGCCGATGCTGGATCCCATGTCTTTCGCTTCGCGCCCTGCCCTATCGAAGCCTTCCGCGAGGTCTTTAGCAGAACGCTCGGCGTTGTCCATCTTGGTGCGGGCCTCTTGCAGTTCGGCGTTGCATCGGGAGACGTCGCCCTTCAGCTTCTCCTGCGCGGTCTTCGCGCTGTTGAGCTGCGTGGCGTATTTCTGAGCCTCGATGGAGTTCTTTCCCCAGATTTCAACGGCCTTCAGGTATTTGCCGTTAAGCGCATCGACCTTCGCAGCCATCTGCTCCTGCATCTCGCTTAGGATGCGCTCCTTCTGCTCCAACCCATCCACTGATGTGCCGGAGTTGGTCATCTGGGCGTTCACCAGCTTCAGTTCGCTTCGCAGCTCGGTCATGGAGCTGTTGGCTTTCTTGATGCCCTCGCTGAATTCGGATGTGTCGGCGGAAAAGGTAATCTCAGCTTTTGTTTTTGCCATTCGAGAGTGTCACCTCCTTAGTGCTTCTCGATAAGGTGGTTTTGTTCGCCAGCAAGCCATGCGTCGTACGCGCCCTTGCGCTCTGCGACGCTCTTCACGAACGACCAGTCCGCATACCAGAAAAGATCCTCGGGGAGTCCGAGGATAAGCACGTAGTAGGCGTAGTAGTCATCTGGCTCGTCTAGGCTGAACGAAGGGACTTTGAATTGCTGCGGAACCTTCCTCGATGCCCTTCTGAATGTTTCGGGGAAGGCTAGGCTTTTTTCTGCCCGGTCATAACCTCGTATGCGCTCAGCATTGCCACGCGGTCTGACGGGATGTTCTTAAGGAAGTCCTCGAACGACTCGTATCGCTCGTCCGGGTCTACGCCGTTGGATACGCATGCGCACATATGCGCGGTGTACAGGAGGTAGGCGATGTCGAACTCGCCCTCATCGCCCTTGCCAGACGTGATCTTGTTGTACCTGCTCCAGCTCCAAGACTTCTTCGCTTTGGCCTTGAGCTGGTAGATGGAGAACATCTGCAAGGTCATCTCGATCTCGCCGTCCAGCATCTGGAACTTCACGATCTCGTTCGGGTACTGCTGCTTGTTAGCCATTGGTTAAACACTCCTCAAAAGAAAAGCGGGGCATGGAATGAACCATGCCCCGCCTGTCTCGTTTTTGCTGTCCGGTTACTCGGCCTCGGGTGCGACGTAGGTAACGCCCTTGGCCTCACCTGCTGCCACGATCTCCTCGTAGCGTTCCTTGGTGACCTCGAAAACCTCTCCGACGCGGCGCAGCTTCTTGCCGCACTCCTTGTCCTTGAAGCGGGTCTTCACCACGACCTTGACCATCTCGGGTTCATCCTCGACCTCGGGAGCCTGAACCTGCTCCTCTTCGACGGCCTGAACCTGCTCGACCTCGGGAGCCTGAGCCTGCTCGGTCTTCTTAGTTTTCTTTTCTGCCATGAATAATCACTCCTTATACGGTTGCTACAGAGACGAGTTCGGGCGTGAAGGACTCCATCCATGCGGACTTGATCTCCTCGGAGACATTGTCGGCAAGAGCCTCGTACACGCCGATGCCGTTATCGTCGGGGGAAACGCCGACTTCCAGCTCCACCTCTGCGACCTCCTCAGCGCCGTTCTCGACGGAACGTGCGGGGCCAGTGGTCGCGACGCAGTTCGGGTAAGCCTTGAACTTCTCGATATCGTCCTCGTCGAACACGTCGAGCGTGATGCACGCGACGGGATGCACGGAGTCGATGCCGTATCCCTTCACGCCATCTGCCAGCTTCTCGTTGTTCATGCCGTGGAGCGCGTAGTAGCACTCGTAGGGCATGTGCGCGGTGACCTTGCAAGTGCCGGAGCCAGTGCCGCGGGTGCGCTGCTTGCTCACGACGCCGCAGCACTTCTTCACGGTCTTGCGAACCTCCATCGACTCCTCCCACTTGCCGATGCACTTGATCGGCCAGATGTCTTCACCGATGGAGATGTTCATTAGGCGCACTTTGTATTCGGAGAATACGGTGGCGGTGTTTGCCATGTTCATCATCCTTTCCATTCTTGGGTAAGCACATCGAGGCACCTAGCGACTACCTTCGGCGCGGCCTTCTCGGCGCCGCGCTCGAAGAAGTGCTGGTTGCCGGCGTGCCTTCTTGTGTTGCTGCCGTCGTCTGGGAAGTAGAGGTAATGCCACTTCGACTTGGTTCCGACCGTGATCTCCAAGTTCTCCTTGTCATATCGCGGCCACGCTGAATCCTTCGATGATTTGGAATGGCCCTTGAACGTCCTCCCAGATGGGTTGATTAGCGGGTTGATCTCCCCGTAAATCAAAGGCCCTGCATCGTTGTGCAAGACCTCGTTAATCGCGTTCTCCGCGTTGCCTTCGTATCTGGATACAGACTGCTGAAGGCTTTCTAAGTCATTTGCGTTGAGTTCGAATATGCCGCCCATCAGAGCTTCACGCCCTTGGTGAAGTTGATGGTCATCATCTCGCACGTGTCGGATGTGCCGGGCTTCACCTGATACGCGAACTCGATGCCGTCATCGGACATCCTCATGCCGGGAATGGACTCCATGGCGTTGATGACCTCGCCCATCATGCTTTCGGGCACGAAGTTCTCCCTGACCACGGAAACGGCGTAGACGTGCGTGACGCTCGTCTTGCCTGCGCTCCTGTGCGCGGGTTCGCGGGAGAACACGGTGTAGTTCCACGGCGCATCCTTTGGCTTCTTAGCAGCCGTGCCGTAGTAGACGTTATCGTCAACGGCGGCAAGCGCAGATTTGATGAGGTCGAGCGTGCTAGGCAATGGAACGACCTCCTCCCAGATACAGGTACATCTCGCGCTTCGAGCGGTCGATGCTGCCGATGTCGTAAAGCTGACCGTCGATCACGGCCTTGCAGTCGCTTTCGACCATATCGACGTTATGGGTCTTGATCTTGATGTCGAGCGTGAACGACATGCGGGATGCGAAGTCCAAATCCTCCTCGCGCTTCGAGCATTCGTAGTACGCAAGCGTTACTACCTTCTCCATGTCAGCGAGGGTCTTCACGCTCTGCGGTGCGCCGAACGTGGTCTGCATGTCCTTCTCGCGGTAGACGGTTACGATGCCGTCGTTATACGTTGGCAGCTTTTTGCTCTTCAACATACTGCTTCACCATCCACATATCGCGGCATCTGCCAAGCTGCATCGCGTAGTTCTTCTCGAAGTCATCCAGGACGCCCTCCCACTCGTACCAGCATCGGTTCAGGAAGAGGGAGTTCTCCATCCCAGCCGCGGCGAAGTCGAACTTCGGCTCATCGGGGATGCCGAGCAGGTTCCTCATGTCCTGCTCGGCGCTGGCGATGATTTCCTCGATGCGCTCGTTGGTGGCCTCATCGTTCTCCCAAGTGACGCGCAGCTTGCGCCTTACCTGTTCGTTCAGGTCGGTTACCTGTTCGTTCAAGTCAGCCATCGCGCATCAGCCCCTTAGACAGTCGCAGCCTCGACGTTCATCACGGTGATGTACGCCGGGTCGAGTTCGGAGATGTCGAGCACGATTGCGCAGGTGTTGTCATAGGCGCGGCCTGCGAAGTAGCCGACGGTGCGCCAAGTGCGGGTGTGGTCGAGGAAGCCGATGGAGTCGTCATACTCGATCGCGCCGTTAGCCGCGGCACCGGCAGCCAGGGTGTACTCGGGAAGCAGGCAGAGGACTGCCTTGCCCTCGGGGACGGCGTTGGTCTGGATGACCTCGGTCGGGAACGGGAAGCGGTCGTTCTTGTACTCGCCTGCGGAGTTCATGACGGTGGATGCCGGCATGACCTTGTTCAGGTAGTCGGTCAGGTTGCAGAGCAGCTGAACCTCCGCGAACTTACGCGGCTTGCCCTTCTCGGTCTTGGCAAGGTTAGAGACCAGCGGGCCGTATTCGGCGGGCTGGAAGGAAGTGACCTTGACGGCCTCCTTGACCTCGTAGCCGGTCTCCTGGTTGAAGGTGGAGTTCGGGTTGCGCATAAGGCCGGTCGGCATGTTAACGCCGGAGCCCTGAACGATAGCCTCCTCGAGGCCGCATGCGAACGCCTCGGCGAGAACCGCGCGAACGTATGCGTCGATGTAAGACGGGCCGAGGTCGATGATAGCCAGCGGCAGCACGCAGAACGCGGAGTACTTGGACTGCGTGAGGTCGATGACCTTCAGCGCGCCCTCGATCTCGGCGACGATCTTGGCGTCGATCTTGCCCCATGCGCCCTTCTTCACGGCGGAGTCGTTGATGATCCACTTGACGGAGTAGCCGACGTACTGGAAGCGGACCTTGGAGAGCAGCGGGTGATCCTGCGCAAGGTCCTTGAACGCATCCTCGATGATGGTCTCGGGCATGATCTCCTCGCCGTTGCCGGTGAAGATGTCGATGAACTGCTGCTTGTTGTTGCGAGCGTCGATGATCTTCTGGTAGAAAGCCTGCTCCTTAGAGGTCAGCTGGCGATAGCCGCGCTGCGCCATAGCGTCAGCGTCGTTCTTCACGAGATGAGCGGCCTCCGCATCGGCGAGGATGCGCTGGGTGGTCTGCTCCATGAAACGCTGGAAAGCAGCGGTCATGGCGTCGGCGTCGCCGGACTGGACGGCCTCGGCCATCTCCTTCGGTGCGTCAAAAATTTCGTTAATCTTAGGCATGAAAATCCCTCCTTAGTTTTTGGCAAGAGCCATGAAAAAAGCGGCCATCTTCGCAGCCGCTTCGTTTACTGTTTCGCCCTCGTCGGGCGGGTTGTCTGCCGGTTCGGCAGGCGGGCCTTCGACGTGCCCCTCTGCGGGAGCGTCGTCGCCCGTCTCGGGTGCTTTTGCCTCGGCGGGTACATTTCCCGCCAAACGCTCAAACACGGCCTTACGGGCGTTCTGGCTGACCGTATCGGCCTCGAACGTCTCAATGGCTGTGGCGAAGCCCCATTCAAGAGCCTCTTGTGGCGTGATCCACTTCTCCTCATCCATGTACGCGCTCAGCTCTTCCTCGGTGAGGTTGATGTGCGCGAGGTACGCGTTCTTCGAAGCCTGCGTGATGGTGTCGATGTCCTCGGCAGCCTTGCGAAGCTCGGCGGCGTTGCCCGTCGCCCGCGTCCAGGCGTTGTGGATCATCAGCAGCGAGGCGTCGTTCATAACGCGCTCGTCACCTGCCATGAAGATGACGGATGCGATGGAGCATGCGAAGCCGTCGCAACGTGTGACGACCTTCGCCTTGTGCCGCTTCAGGGCGTTGTAGATAGCCAAGCCCTCGGCGACCTCTCCGCCATAGGAATTGATGTTCACGTTGATGGTGTCAACGTCGAGCCCGTGCAGCTTCTGCGAGAGGATATAGGCGCTCACGTCGCTCTCAAGCCACGGCCAAGACGTGATGTCGCCGTAGATTTCGAGGTCTGCGGTCGTCTCGCTGATGGCGAGAGAGTAGTAGTTTCTGTTCGGCATTTACTTTTCACCTCCTTCGGCGTTTGAAAGTTCGTCAGCGTCGAAACGCGAGAAATTCTTGGTGATCCAGAGCATGTCGGCCTCGGGCAGGTCGAGTTTGTCGTAGCCAAGAGCCAGACGCACCTCGTTGGGCGTGAAGGTCGCAGACCCGACCAGCTTCTCGATGCTGGCCGCGACGCTGAACAGGTCGGCGTGGTTGATGGTCGACGTGTCAACGAAGATGCGGTTCTCACCGCCATTCCAGCTGTGGAAGTCGTAGAACTTGCGAGTCATCTCGCGGCTGATCTTGTTCGCGTTAGGGTCGACGCCGAACGTGATGAACTGGTCGATGATGTCCTTCGTGTTGGTCATGTTGCCGTACATCATCGCCGTCGGGATCTTCCAGGCGTTCGCGGTCAGCTCGAAGATGTCCTTGCGCAAGGCGATGAAGTCGGAACTCGACCCGCTGCCGCTTGGCTCCAACCGGGTCAGCTTGTTGCCCGCCTTCATCGGCAGCACGCCGTTGGCGCTCTCGGTGAACGACCGCAGGCGGTCGCGCAGCTCGTCGGCGGCGTCCTTCTCGTCACGCCTCGTTCCTCCCGGGCGCTGCTCCTTCTCGTAGACGAACCTCTCGCCGTTGGCGTTCTTGAAGGAGAACTCCGACATTCCGAGCATCTTCGCAAGCTGCTTGTAAGTGTCGTCGATGCGAGCCCTGGTGCTTTCGTTGTCTAAGACGAAATGGCACACATCGGACGCTTTGAACTCCTTGTTGATCTGAGTCTTGCCCAGAACGACGTTTCGGAACAGGTCTTCGCCAAGCGGGACCTCCTCGCGCTGGAACCCGTCGGCAATGTACAGGTAGTTGCGCCGCTCCACCGGCTGGACCAGCAGCGAGCCTTTGTTCAGACCCTTCGGCCTGAACGCCTCCTCGACCAGCTTCGCCTTGAACTGCGCGGCGTCCTGGTTCGGGTTCGGGCTCACGTTCAAGGCGTAGTAGAGCTCGTCTTGAACGGGCTTGCCGTCGCGGTACACCTTGAACTCGCACATCGAGATGGCGTTTGATACGTACGAGATCGCGATATGCTGAGCAAGCAGGTTGTATGCGACGCTCGCTACCTGCCCGTCCCCGTAGTCAATCTGCTCGGGCGGGTCGGCGAAGCCGAAGAACCTCAGGATTTTCTCTCTGATGTCCAAATAATCACCCCCTTAAAACTCGAAGCTGTCTATGTGAACCCGCAGGGGGTTACCAAGAGAAATCGTCCAGGTCGTCATCCCTCTCGAACGTGCAGCGCGGAAGCACGTCTGCGATGCAGAACGCGGCGACCATCGCCATGAAGCCGTCCGTCTTGCGGCCTTTCGGCTCGATCTTCTCGTACTTGTAGTTGCCGTTGAAGTCCTTCATCTGCACGATCTTCGTGTTATGGGCGAACCAGCGCATCAGAAGTTCGTTTCCCCATGAGATTTCACCGCGCTTCAGGGCGCTGTCGATGACCGGAAGAACCTTCATGTGATCGCTCGGGCGCACGGTTCGCGCCGTCTTCCCTTCGAACGAGTAACCCAAGTCCTCCAGACCCGGGCGCAGCAGCTGCTGTCGGAAGTCGTCGAATGCGACCTTGACGATGTCGTAGTGCTCCTGCTGCTCGTATATCCAGTCCGTAACGACCGTGATGGGGATATCAACGTCGTCTACGATGGTCAGCGAGTCGGGGTTGTCATACGAGGTCACCCTCGAGTCGATGCGAGACCAGTCCCTGGAGTGCCTGCACAGCCATGAGTGGTGCTTGACGAAGTACTCTCCGTCGACCTTGAACAGC